GCTCACCTGAATGTGCGCCTTTAACATTGCAGGATGCTCTATAACAATTCCAGACAAGCTTACCATCAAACTTATCTAGCGTGAATTTGTTCTTACCACCACAGAAAGGACAGTCGGTTGTTATCCGACTGCCTTCTTTGATTGATAAGGTTTTAACCCATTCTATCTGCTCACGATAACTAGACATCAAAGTGATCCCCACAATCTCTGCATAGTCTTGTGAATTTTAAGGATGGGCCTATTTCTCCTAGATACTTCGGGAATTTTGGCCCCTTGCATGTGTACATTAATACAGTTGCAGGCTGAGAGATAAGTACTGGTATTGTGCAGTATTCACATAGAAAGGTAGTAGGGCTTATATAATCTTCTTTGCCCTTTAAATCTTCTTGCTCTTTATTCATTGCCTTGTGCCTCTTAGCTAGTTGCTATTACTAACCCTGGGCGGGTTAGCCGCAGGCTATAGGCTTTTTGATATAAGTCAAGCACATTATTATGTGGCAGAGTTATGGGCCTATTAACCTTTGGCGTCTATAACCCATTGTTTTAATTGAATAGTCTCATAACCTGAAGGTCGTAGGTTCAAATCCTACTCCCGCAACCAAAGCCAATAAAAACAATAGGTTAATACCCAGAGTTAAGTATAGTACATAAAAGTATCCGAAATCGTATGTCAAGAAATTAAATGTACTGATTCTGGATAGCTTTATACACGGCTTGCTGCCGCTCTTCATCATCCATTGAACGAATGGCATCTTTACGGGGAACCAGTGCATCCCAGCTTACGGGGAACAACCCTCTTACGATATCACTGATTTGATTTGCAATCACTTGGCTTTCAAATTGGCTATCTGATGCACTTCTTAGGCCTACCATTTTAGATATAGCTTTGACCGTACCACTCCATATCCATCGTGCCATCATATTTTGAGGTAATACCATCCTAGCCATTTCAGGGGCTACACCAGCCTTTAGCAGGCCGTTATATGCATCCCGACAAGCATACATAGCCCGCCCTACAGGAACACTACCGCCTATCTCTACAATACCATCAGAACCTTGCTTGGAGTTCTTCGGACGCCCACGCCATTTCTTTGGGATATAAAACTCAGGTTCATCATCGATATATCTACGGCTCTCTTGGTTCCACGGCATGTATTCGTGTTTCTGAAGCTGGGCGATAACAAACAACGGTGCATAGCATCTGAAAGTTACAAATGTATGATTGAATGGGCTATGATGATTATGATCAGCCAGATATTTTATTAGATTCCTATCCTTATCATGCAGGATAGGCAGTAGTGGGTTTCCATCTGCCCCTGAGTATCCCAATGGCTTAGATTTCTTTGAGTAGGATACCCGTGCAGCATCACAGACTGAAAGGTCTGTACCGCAATGATCTACATATTCTACTGTTATTTCTGCTACCACGGCGGCTCTCCATTTTCATCTAATTCAACTTTTCTAAACTCATATGTACGGGGAAGCTTCTTTTCTTCTTCCACCTTCTTGAGTGGCACTACACCTAACATATCTAGGTGGTATGCTAAATGCGAAAGTTCCTTACTTTCCATCAGTTTTCCTTAACTCCACACGAATTGCCTTAACCAAGTCGATCAGGCGTTCAGTTAATTGCTGGGGTGGATGTTCAATCACACGCTGTAATTCAGCTTCGAAGGCTGCTCTGGCCTCATTTACGTTCATCATCCAAACCTCTTGTTTATACCTGCAGCGGCAAGCTTTCTTGTAGGCCTTACATAGATAGAAAGAACGTCACGGCTCTGGTGGCCCGTTACAGAACGTAATTCGTCCTCAGTACAGCCAGCTTCTGCCATTTCAGTTGCACCTGTGCGTCTAAGATCTCTCAGTTGTAACTCAGAGGGTAAGCCTGCAGCGTTTCTAATACGACAGAAGACTTTATTGTACTGTCTACGGTCATACGGCTTGCCTGTCTTTTCGTAATACACGATCTGATCATGCCAGTTGCTTGGGGATACAGATTGCATCCGCTCTAACAGCCGTGGAGAAGCAGGGATATCCACCCATGTCTTATTCTTCTCCTGTTCAAACCCAAAGATCTGATCACGAAAGTCCTGCCAAGTAAGCTGGCGCATATCTCCTGGCCTCTGGCATAGGTCATAGCAAAGCAAAGCCATAGTACCCAGAGAAGGGAAGCCCATTTCATCTGCTTTATCGACAAATGCATGGACTTGCTCTGGTTCCCATAGAACAGTACGGGCTGGCGTCTTTCGTAGACCCATATTCTTAAATGGATTGACTTTTGTTAACCCAAGACGTTGGCCTACTGTCCATATGCGTCTGAGTACCTTACACACATGGTTCGCTCTGTGCATACTTACGTCTTTACATAGCTGTGAGTACAAATACTCTGCATGTTTTACAGAAATATGCTCTATCAACATGTCCTGTAACAGCTTGGGTGACTCACTAACCCGTAATCTAAGTGTACCCCGCAACAACTGGTCGTAGGTTCTTTTAGAGTTGTCGGTTAGCTTATTCCAACTGTTAGTTTGCTTATACTGATTAACTAAGCCACCAACCGTGCGCTCATTAATATGAACTTCACGCTTAATGTTTCTTTTGTAGTCGGTATACTGATCCGCAATACTGATTGCTCTCGCAGTAGCATCTGATTGGTCAGAAAACTGCTCATAGTAAGCACCTATAGCTTCTTTGACGTATTTAGGTGGATTAACCACCCAGATCTTATGTCCACTCTCTAATGTTTTCCTTCGCAGGTATTTTATATGCGCCATATCAGTCTCCCAAGGTTATGAGGCTGATACCATGTAGCTGTGTGGCACAAGTAAAGTCAATTAATAAAATAGTAGTTGCATTATATAGTGTATTAGATATAGTGAATCCGCAGGCATCCTCCCAGCCTGTCTCTTCCTTGCTAGTAGCAGCCCCCTGTCGATTCGTTGGCAGGGGGTTTCTTTATGCTGATGCTTAAAGTGACAAGGTGCTATAGGTTCTATAGGAACCTGTCACAATAAGAAGTGTGGTTTTCAAACAAAAAAGGCCCCAAAGGGCCTAATTTAAAATACTCTGGCGTCAAACGTGTTTATACCTGAACAATAATGGGTGTTTCATATAGGTCTTGTAGATCTTCGTTAAAAGGTACGGCAACGGCAGAGCCGTCCAAAATTACTATTGCTTGGCTGTTGTCGGTTTTAGTGTCTTCTGAGGCATCCAACAACGCCTCTCCCAACTCCCTAGCTTGCGCCTGGCTTAGTATCATACGATTCTCCGATTTTTTGAATGTTCTCACTCTGTTCTAATTTTACTCTGGCGTCAAGATATACCTATACCTAAAACACCAGGTATCTTTATGATATCGTATCCCTTAAATCAACAACTAATAAGCGCATCCAGGCGGGCATAATAAATTCTTTTTTATGTGCTTTTTATTTGTGCAAATTTGCGCTTGATTGCTTGGCTTTTTTCGTTTCTATTGGGTGGCAGATCAAGGGGCGGGCTTAACCAACCCAAAAGACAAAACCCCAAGATCTGCAAAAATCTAAAACGAAAAGGAAAACCAAGAAATGAAACTTTTAGACACAAGCGCAAGCAATACAAAAGTGAGAAAGAGCCAAAAAGAAAGCGGGTTGCGGATTGCAAGCCTGTCTTTATATCCCAATGATTTTATATGTAGCGGGGCAAAGCTTGCCGATTGCATGAAGCCTTGTCTTAAAGATGCGGGATTTGGCATCTTTGATAATGTAAAAACGGGGCGGCAATTAAAAACAGAATTCTTTATGAAAGATCCCAACGGTTTTGTTGATCAAGTAAAGCATGAAATTTTTAATTTCGAAAAGCTTTGCAAAAAGAACGACGAAAAGCCCGCTTATCGTTTAAACACAATAAGCGATATTGACTGGACAAAATACGGGATCCCGCAAGAATTCCCGCAATCGTATTTTTTAGATTATACAAAGGTTGCGGCAAGGCTTGATAGAACCCCGCCAAATTATGATTTAATCTTTTCATATTCTCAAAACCCCGCCTATCAAAAGCAAGTGAAGCGGGCTTTGTTAACTGACAGGCCCGTTGCTGTAGTCTTTCGGGGCTTTGTGCCTGTCGGTTCTTATTTCTTGGGGCGGGAAATTGTAGACGGTGATTTGTCCGATATCAAAAACCAAAAGCAACAGGGCAAAATTATCGGGCTAAAGCTTAAAGGCAATGAAGCCAAGAAAAGCAAAAGCCTGTTTATTGTAGAACCAAGCCAAGCAAGCCCTGCCCCTTTTGCAATCGCTGCAGAATAGGGGCGCTATGAAAATCTTTTATACTGCCTTGGGCTTTATTGTCTTTTGGTTATGGGCTTTAGATCTTTTATTTTGAAAGATTAATAAAGGGCCTTTACTAAATTGTGAAAATGAAATAACAAGGGGCAGGGCAAAAGCTTTGCCCCTTAACTTTTAGACAAAAGGAACCGACCAAAAATGAAATTTACAATTATTTGGCGCTTAGAAGAAAACGGTGATTTTTTTGAGCAAAATTTCACCCGCAAAAAATCCGCTTCTTTAGCAGTTAAAACATGGCGCAATGTTTGGGGATTGCATGAAAGCGACTGTCTTGTGTTTGAAGTAAAAAAAGCGGGGGCGGTTTAATGACAATTGAAACGCTAACAAGCCCGCTTTTTATGACCGCCTTTTTTGCTGTTGCTGTTTTCGTATCTTGGGCAATTGCTGCAGTAATTACTGCCTTGCAAGATAGAGCAGACCGCAAAAAGCTTGATGCAATTTCTGCAAAATATGCAGCAAGACGGGCTGCGGATGATGCAAAACATGCTGCATTTATGGCAGAAATAAACCGCAAAATTAATCCCTAAGATTTTAGCCCTTAGCCCCTGCAAATTGCGGGGGCCTTGGGCTGCAATCTTGCAGCAATAAACCTAAAAAAAGGAACCGACCAAAATGCCTTATGATCTTATGATAACTGACAAAACCCCCCGCACAATGCTTACGCAAGCGGATCTTTTCGATAAATGCCCTGCAGCATTTACCCCAAGCCCTGCCCCTAAAACGTCAAAAAATTATGATTTTGTTGATACAATGCAGGCCGTTGAAATACTGCAAGATCATGGCTTCAAGCCCGTTTATGCGGCGCAAAGACCATCACGCAAAAGCGCAAACATTCCTTTCGCAAGCCACTTGATAGCCTTTGCTCAAGATCTTGAAGACGAGCAACATAGACCAGAAATATTGCTTTGGAATTCGCACGATGCATCACAAAGCTTGCGATTGCTTTCGGGCTTGTATCGTTTCGCTTGTGATAACGGCATAGTTTGCGGTGAAGGCCTGCAAGCCAAATTGCGGCATGACGGGGGGCAAACTGCAGGCTTTGAAAAGCTTGTTAAAGACCAAGCCCAAAATATGCCCCTTGCAATGGCGCATGCGGATTTAATGAAGGCAACAAAGCTTGATATCAAGCAACAGCAAGATCTTGCAAGGCAGGCTTTAGATTTACGCTGGAAACAAATAGATAGAAGCCCCGACACGGGGGCCTTTTGGGATAGCGTTACCATGATACACGCCAACCACCCAAAGCGGATTGAAGACGCAAGCCAAGATTTGTGGACGGTATACAACAGGCTCCAAGAAAGCATTTTGGGGGCAGGCCTGCCGATCATATCTCGAAACGCAAAAGGCATAAAAACAAGATCCGCAAGAGCGGTGACAGGCCTTAAAGAAATTGTGCGATTAAACCAAGGCTTGTGGGATATCGCAGAAAAGGCTGCAGCATAATGCGGGGCTTTATATCCGATCTTATCGGGGGGCTTTGCTTGTTTGGCATTATGATCATGCTGCAATTTGCCCCGTTTCTTTTCACTTAGTCTTTAGCCTTTAGCCCCTGCCTTTTGGCGGGGGCCTTGGGCTGCAGATTTTGCAGCTTTTATCTAGCAAAAGGAACCGACCAAAATGAAAATTACAAAAGAAACAGTAAAAATTTTACGCACCGAAATAAACGCAATGTTGCAAGATCTTGGGGCCTTGCCTTGCCTGCAGCATTTAGAAGGCTTGGACATATCTGCAGGGCATTGCCGCTTTGATCAAGATCAAGCAGATTTTAAACTATCAATCAAAATTAAGGGGGCCAAAAGCCAAAGCCAACAGGCCCTTGATCTTTATGCCGATCACTATGGTTTGGACGTTTCAAAGATAGCAAAAGAGCAAGGCAAAAGCTTTGCCCTTATTGGCTATAATTACAAGGCCAGCAAATACCCGTTTGAATTACAAGATTTAGCAACGGGCAAGGAATACAAAATAAGCCTTGATCATGCAAAAAGCCTTTTCGCAAAGGCGGTGCAAAATGCGTGATCTTGTTCTATCGCTTTATGATTTTACAGGGGTTGCGCTGCAGCCTTGGGTGAATGCAGGTTATGGGGGCATTGCTTTCGATATACAACACAACGGCGCATCTTGTGAACATTATCAAAACGGGGGCTTTATGGTTAAAGCAAAGCTTGATCTTTACAGCCCCGAAACAATGCAAGATATTGCTGCAGAATATACGGGGCGGGTTGCTTTAGTTTTAGGCTTCCCGCCTTGCACCGATCTTGCAGTATCGGGGGCGGCGCATTTTGCAAAGAAACGGGCAAAAGATCCCGCTTTTCAAGATAAGGCTGCAGGCCATTGCAAAGCCATTGCAGATCTTGCGGCAAAGCTTGATTGCCCCTTTATGATCGAAAACCCCGTAAGCGTATTATCTACGTTGTGGCGCAAGCCCGATCATACTTTTCACCCGTATGAATTCGGGGGCTATATCCAAGACCAAGATGCAATCCACCCGCAATGGCCCGATCATATCCCGCCCCGTGATGCCTATAGCAAGAAAACCTGTCTTTGGACGGGGGGCGGGTTTGCTATGCCTGCCCCGTTGCCTGTTAATTGCGAAAGCTTCGGGGCTTCAAGACAACACCGCAAGCTTGGGGGCAAAAGCTTGAAGACTAAGAACATAAGAAGCGCAACGCCTAGGGGCTTTGCCCAAGCGGTGTTTGAAGCAAATGAGCCTGCAATAAAATTCACCCAAGCTATTAATGAAATACAGGCTGCAGAATAAGGAACCGAAACCATGAAAATGAAAACAGAAAACTTTCTCGAATTATGCAGCGATATTGCAGGGGCTTGGCTAAATGATGCATATCTTGACGACATATATGAAGAGCAAGAAAACGGTGACGAAGTATACACCGAAGACGCACAAGACCGCTTCAATAATATCTTGGATCTTGTAGAGCAGATCTTGGAAAATAACGGCATCACAAAAGAATAAACCCCCAAGCCAAAACCAAAAGATGAAAGCCCTGCTATTAATTTAGCGGGGCTTTTGCTTTGGGGCATAATAAAGGGCGGCAATAGGGGGCGATATAAAGCCCATAGAGAAGGCAAAGCCTAGCCGGGCTAGGAGATAACAGCGGAAACCCGGTTTGGGCTATTCAGCGGGGCTTATATTGGCTGTAAGGGCCTATGCGAAAAGACAGGGGCCAAACGATAAAGCAAAACGAAAAGACAGGGCCGAAACGATACACCGCAAAGCCCCCCGCCTTTGCTTTTTATTTACGTCAAAAAGATTGCGGGCCTTTTGCTTGCTTTCCTTGCGCTTATTTTCTGCAGGAATTTAAAACCCGATACTTTTTGCAAATACTTTTTGCGCCAATCGCTTTATTTTTAAGGGCTTTAGAAGCTTTGGCCCCATAACTTTTAGGTTAAAGCCCGTTGTTTATTATTATTTTATGCAATAAAAACAATGATTTATATATATCTTGCGGATATATGCGAGGGGGGCGAGCGCCAGTGGGGGGTGTACCCGTACCGTATACAACTCCTACCTATTTTTGGGAAATCACAATAGTAAACCTGCCCGATAATAGGCCCCCTGCAGGACTTTCGTTCTGTTTTCGTCAACGCAGTATACTGTT